CAATGATCTGGGTTTCACCCATGCTGCCCAAATTTACCTACTGGGAATCGCTTACACCTGAACCCCTACTAAAAACAAGAGGAGAGGAACTTAATCCGATTCGTTCTCTTGTGCTTTCGGGCAGTAGAACCACATATCTCTCAACATGGCTAATATAACAGTTTTGAGGGGATCTGCCAACCCCATGTGTGCCAGTTCTTATGCTGTCACTTGAGATGGGATTTCTCTTGGAACTGCATTAGTCTGGATGACATTAAAATCATCATCTCTCTCATGAGTAAGTGCATAGCACTCCCATGTATGATCTAATGTAAAGATATAAGCATACTCTTCTCCACCCTCAAAATAATCATCCACATTCAAGTCTAAACGTGGTTCTGTGTTCTCTCCTCTTGCATTATAGTATAATACATGATTAGGAACATCATTTCTCTCCCAATCGGTATCTGAATCAATACATGAGATGTCTCCACCATCAAGCAATTCTGAAACCAAAGACCTTGTATTAAACTTATGATTCAATGTAACACCCAGCCACTGTGGATAACCATCCCAGTGATGATACACTGAAAGAATAGCACCATCAGCAAGTTGTAATCCGATTCTTGAACGTGTTGCCATTTTAAACGGGGGGGTAAAAGCCATGGGGATGTTAGTTCTTTCTTGGGTTGCGATCCCAGAGGCACATCCATCTCCTCGTTAGCGTATGATAAGGTGAGAGAAACAAAAAACGGGGGCAGTGCATTACTCTTTCGGTCATGTGTCTGCTTCTCGCTTTTGCATTAACCTTCCCCTAGTTAGGATAGGTGCTTGTCAGACTAGAAAGAAACCGTCTTTGTTTCCCATGTGCTTATTATAAGGCATCCAGCAACCTATTCAACAAGGAGTGTGCCAGTTCCTAATCTGTCATATATGATAGCACTCCCACAGGTTTCCCAAAACTATAATCATAGGTAAGAGCATCATCACAAACATAATGTGGATGATCAATAGGAACTCCAACACGTTCACATAACTCTTTATGATTATCTTCCATCAATTCTACCGCATAGATCATATTATTCAATACATGATCTAAAGTATGATATTTAACCAATTCATCACGTAATGCAATTAAAAAGTTACCAGCACCAGCTGAATTATCTAAAAACTTTGAATTTGGATTCTCCTTAACTTCTAATGGTATTCTTTCTATTATCTCATTACATATTACTGTAGGGGTAAAAACTTCTTGAGTTTTTGCTATTCTTTCATTAGATCTCTCAATTTTAGAACCTGTTTGTTTATTATGTTTATTTTTCATATCATGTACCATAATATTTAATATAAGTTTTAATCACTTTATTCTTACCACAGTGTCCTCTACCATTCACACCTTCTTTGGCAGCCTTACGCAGTATTCCTTCTTTACCAAGTTTTACCAATCTTTCTACAATCTCAGGGTTTGCTTTAATAAAATGATGTCCCTTTGCATAGTGTGTAAAGTTAGATGTTAATACTTTACCACATGGTCCATCACCAAACTCTCCAATAAAAACATCAGCATCATATCTATCCTCATATTTTAAGAATGTAAAATCAGGATGCTTTTTATATATTATAACTGGTTCTCGTTTATAATCTCTTACTTCCCATTCTTGAATACAAGCATCAATTCCTATAGGAAAATCATTAGAATTACAATCCTTATCAAAAGTACAATGTAAATCTTGCTTAATTTTATTTTGTAAAGTATCAGATCTTATGGATTGAGGTAGAACTTGAAGAACGATACCATCAGGTTTAATTCTATTACCAGCACTATTTAAAAATTTAAGTGCCAAGTTTCCACCTTTACCGTAAGGTGGATTACCCAAGACTACATCAAAATCCATAAAATTACACCTGTTCTAGACATTATAATACCCCTCACGAATTAACGCAAGAGGTATGTACCACTATATTAAACTGTCCTAGTCATCATACACTCTACACTCTAATGAATCAGGATGATTATCACAATACACCTCTAAATGCTTATCCTCATGTCTTGTGTGCCAATCATTGATCTGACCCTCATTCTTATCAACTACATCATCCTTATGATATTCTTCATACTCAGCATGAACATTCTCCAAATCTTCTTTACTATACTCTAACATACCATGATTAATGTGTTCCTTATGATCTTTTGGATCAAGATAAACTTCATGCTCTAGGTCGTGCTTAATAGTAGACATAGTTTAAACTTTACTCCTATAATAGTATTTATTTTAGGTAGCAACTGCGACTGGTCGAATTGCCTCCATTTTAACAAATTGTTCTTTCATATTATAATACAATTTATGGTTTTCTGTCGTCAAATAGTATCCTTTTATCTCGTTTCCATCACAATGCCAACCGTATGCTTGTAGACGTTCCTCATCACCATCAATTCTAAGTGTTTTATCACTATGCAGGTATTCGTGGTATCTCTCGTCTAAATTAATCATTGCTTTTGAAGTATGTGTTGGTATTATAACATAAGTTATATAACATATCTATAAATTTTAGATTGTCTTTAGACTCAGATAATATTTCTTAATCAGACTTCACATTTTCATCCATATAATCTCGTAGTTTCTCAAATTCCTTACAATGTTCAATATCTAGTAGTAGTTGTGAGATTTGTCTAATAACCAATGGTTTCTCATTAGTTGAGGCATATCGCAAAGCTGCCCTTAAAGACCCCTCTGCCTCTAATAAATGGTCAAGTGTTTCTTGCGAAAGAGCCATTATTTATCACTCTCAATAATAATATCTTCATCAAATGAAAATTGACAATCTTCAAAATATTCGTTGCGAAAATCAGTAGAAATACCATCTGGAGTTTCTACACTCACAGTTCCACCAAATGTTTCATGTACCTCAAATTCATTTCTATTACCTCTTAACAATGAAAGAAGTTTCACACTATCTCTATAACATGCTCTATGATACTTCATGTTATTCTTAACTGTATCTATTATTGAATCATAAATCTCCTTTGGAGTACAATCAGCTTCAAGAGATTCTCTTACCCATGTTTCTACCTCCTGCAAAGAATATGCCTTGTAGTTATCCATAAGTGTCATGTTTAATAGCTTGTTCTATAATAACCTCTATTTCCTTAGATGTCAAGTCATTTAACCATTTCCAATTAGGATCTTGTTTATCCCATTCAATACTAAAGGTTTTATCCTCATTTTGACTGATCTTTAAGCTGTCGTTCTTCATGTTTAATTTGTTTCCTAACTTGTTTGGCATAGTAAACATCACTTTCAGTGTACAATTCAGGGTGTTTTTTAGCTCTCTGTATTAATTTCTTCGCTGCTTTCTTGATACTCCAGTCCTTCATTTGTTGATTTTTGTGTTATTCTTGCAAGTAAACTATCTATATCATTTTGTAATTGGTATAATTGCTTAGAGTAATACATGTTTTCTTGTGTTAAGTAATCAACTTCATCTTCCAATAGTTCTATTCTATTAAGTAATTGTTCTCTCATTACTTTCATTTCATCATATAAACTATCCATATGAGATATGTTCTCTTGGCGATTGTAATATTTCATATTCAATTACTATTTTCTTACTTGTTCTACCATTACTATCATATGTATTTAATCGTTCCATACTTCCACCAAGTTCACCAGTGATACATAGCAACTCTGATATTAAATCTCCTTCACATGCTCCAGTAAACTTATCTTCTTCTGATGTCATTTGTATAATTTTTTCTATATTATAAAACCCCCTTAACAAAATGTCAAGAGGGTGTAATTATTGATTGAATTTACTTTAAGGTGGATGTTGATACTTAATCATTTGTTTGCTAAGATAAACGTCTTAAACTGTTTTAAATTAAAACCTCCTTACATATACGTTTACAAACATGTTGGTCGTCTTCACAGTCAATTAGACACTCGTAGTATTCTGTGATTAAATCCCTATGTGGATCGTTTATATGTTTTGATCCAGCTAATTGATTGAATGAGATTAAGTTGTGCATAATTGCCTCTATCGAACTACAATAACGAAGAGATTCAGATCATCTTGTTATCCCTAATTCTACCATTATTTATGCAAATTGTGTTCGTATTCCCTGATACAATTTACAAAAATTTATGCCTACTTCCTAACTGGAACTTCAATTTTCCAACATCCACCATCTAATGTTACCATGTCAAAGTTCTTCTTAAACTCTTTCTCTTTTGCCTTTCTCTCCTTCTCCATTGTTAATTCAACAGTTTCGATACTTCTCTCACCATAATGAGTTTCATTAAGGTCTAGGTATTCTAATACTGCTTCATCCACCATACAGAATAGAGCATCCCATGTTAATGTATCTCTCAACTTAGATGCTATTCTATCTACATCATTTCCATCAAGATACTCACCTTTGACTATTTTCTCCGAATAGTCTCCATACTGGGTTAAGAGTTTTGCTCTTGCCTCTACCAACTCATTAAGGTTGATAGTGATCTTCACATCATCATCTATCGCCATTTTTTATCACTCCTATAATAATTTCCTAATGTTCCACTCATAAGAGTTTCACTTATTTCACCTGCTGGTGTTGTAATCGTGGGTTCCACATGGTCATTCTTCTTACCAAATGGTAATTTAGTTGGTGGTGCATGTGGATTATCCATCTCTCTGACCATTTCAACCACCTGATCTCTGATTTCCAACAACTCATCTTTACATTCTTGATTAAATGCACAAGCTCTTAATTGGTGGTCAGGTTTATACAATGACTCTAATAATAGAGTTCTGGCACGATCCCATCTTTCAAGGTCATTCATTTGGATTTCCTACTTTCTCTTAATA